GACTCGGCTCGCGAGATTCTTTCTCGTATTAAACTCGCATACGAGGCATTGCCATCATGGCTACAACAAGGTGTAGTAGAGTGGAATAAGGGTTCAGTCGAACTTGAGAATGGCTGTATCGTGCTAGCAGCCTCCACATCTTCATCGTCAATCCGTGGGAACGCTGTAAATCTCCTCTACATTGACGAAACTGCTTTCGTTGAAAACTGGGCCGAGTTTTCTGCATCGGTTCTTCCTACCATTTCTTCTGGTGTAACAACAAAGGTATTATATACCTCAACACCACACGGTCTTAACCATTTCTATAAAACATGCGTTGGTGCAAAAGAAGGCACCAATGGATATCAATATACAGAAGTACCGTGGTGGGAAGTTCCAGGTCGTGACGAGAAGTGGAAAGAAGAAACCTTAGCTGCGATGGACTGGGATTATGAAAAGTTCGAACAGGAATACTGTTGTGGCTTTTTGGGCAGTTCTGGAACACTCATTGAAGGTAGTAAGTTAAAGACACTAGTACATAAAAATCCAATAAAAACCAGCAATGGATTATCTATGTATAAGGAACCAGATCCTGAACATACTTATACATGCATAGTTGATGTTTCTCGCGGCAAAGGACTTGACTATTCCGCATTCCAGATTATTGATATTACAAAAATGCCATATGAACAAGTGTGTGTGTTTAAGGACAACATGATAACTCCTATAGAATATACTGAAGTTATTCATCGTTTATGTAAGTTATATAATGAGTGCACTACATTAATAGAAGTAAATGATATAGGTGGACAGGTATCAGATCTTTTACATTTTGACTACGAATACGAAAATATACTCTTTACCGAGGGTGCCGGCAGAAGTGGTAAAAAGATATCAATGGGCTTTGGAGGAAAAAATATTGATAAAGGTATCAGAACCACTAAAAGTGTGAAGTCACTGGGCTGTTCTATGCTTAAGCTTCTAATAGAACAAGATCAGCTTATAATAAATGACTTTAACACTATTCAAGAATTATCTACGTTTTCAAGAAGAGGTAATTCATATGAAGCAGAGAATGGAACACATGATGATCTTGTTATGTGCTTAGTATTGTTTGGTTGGTTATCAGATCAGAGATATTTTCAAGAGGTAACCGATATTAACACACTCTCTAGATTAAGAAATAAGTCAGAAGATCAAATGATGGAAGAGCTTACCCCCTTTGGAATGATAGATGACGGTGTAGAATATTATGAGGAAAACGTAGGTAAACAATGGGAAATAGATTATTAGTTTTACATCGTATATACAAAAGACTAAACGTAGAGTCTCGCGAAATTATAAATAGTAATGAGAGTAAATAACTCGTTTTCACTCATATAAACATTTAACGGAGATACAAATGGCATTTATGGTAAGCCCAGGTGTAAATGTTTCCGAAATTGATCTTTCTACTACAGTTGGTAAAGGTGTTTCTGCATCAGTAGGTGCAATCGCTGGTAACTTCGAATGGGGTCCAGTAAACGAAAGAACCCTTATTTCTTCAGAAGTAGAATTAGTTGATATTTTCGGTAAACCAACATCTGATACATATAAAGATTTCTTCTCTGCTTCAAACTTCCTTGCTTATACCACGGCTCTTTGGGTTGTTCGTGTTGGCGATTCTAACAATGAGGTTAACCTTAACGCTACATCAGGCAATACTGCTATTCGTGTTGATAATGATGAAGATTATGACATAGCCTCAAAGGTTGAAGCAAACGGTGCTTGGATGGCAAGATACCCCGGTGCAAAAGGTAATTCACTTGCAGTTGCAGCATGCGATAGTGGTGTAACCTTTACTTCTAACATCGAAATTACAGGTAATACAGCTGGTACATGGGACGACTATTTTGATAGTGTTCCTTCAACCTCAGTACACGCTGAAGCAAAAGGTGGTTCGCTTGATGAAATGCATATCGTTGTTGTTGACGAAGATGGCGCTTTCTCTGGTACAAAGGGAACAATCCTTGAGAAGTTTGCATACGTTTCGAAAGCTCCTGGAGCAAAATCAGAGGATGGAACTAACAACTACTTTGTAGATGTTATCAATTCTTCATCTAGATATATCCGTGTAGCATCAGTAGATGGAACACTTCTAGATGCTAACACCTCTGGCACTATCGCTGATACTTGGTCAGCTATTGGTGCAGATGAAAAATCGCTAGTTGGCGGTTCTGATCTAGATACCACATCGAACAATGACGAATACATCGCTGGTTATGATCTTTTCGGTAATGCAGAAGAAGTTGACGTAGCATTAATCGTTACGAGCAGCGCTAACTCTACTGTTGCTCAAAGTGTTATTGACCTTGCAGCTAACAGAAAAGACTGCGTTGCGTTTGTTTCGCCTGAATATTCTGACGTTCAGCCAGGTCAGTCCGGCTCTGAAATTGCTTCTAATGTTGTAGCTTATAAGAATACTCTTAACCGCTCATCATCTTACTATGTAATGGATTCAGGATGGAAATATCAGTATGATAAGTATAATGATGTTTAT